CGCCAATGGCTCAGCAGATTCAGGGAGCCATCATGTCTCACGTAGCAGAACACATGGCGTTTAAGTACCGAAGCCAAGTAGAAGAGCAATTAGGCGTTCCGATGACCCCGCCGGATGCAGAACTGCCAGAAGAAGTGGAAGTTCAGCTTTCTAGATTGGTAGCTCAGGCTGCACAACAGCTTCTACAGACCAATCAGGCCCAAGCTCAACAGCAACAAGCGCAACAAATGGCGCAAAACCCGATGTTGCAGATGCAACAGGCGGAACTTCAACTGCGGGCAGAGGAGCTAAAGCGAAAAGAAGCTGACAGTCAAAGAGATTACGAGATTGCCCAGCAAAAACTCAGGCTAGAGCAGGAAAAGCTGGCTATTGAAGCCCAAAAAGAGGTGGCAAGGATTCAAAACCAAGAGCGAACTATAGACAAAAAGTTGAAAACAGACATGTTGAAACACCTTACCAAGCCAACCAAAAGGTAATAGATGAACACTACTGCGATCCTCGTAGTGATTAAAGAACTTAATGACCGGCGGGAAACTATCTCAAAAGCGCTTGCGGACGGTTCAGCGCGAGATTACGCCGAATACAGAGCAATGGCAGGAGAAATCCAAGGTCTTTCTCTTGCGCATTCCCTCGTAACCGACCTTGTGCGAAAACTGGAGTATGACGATGAGTGAGCTTTTGATCGCCACCGGGGAGAATTCTATCCCCACACACCTTCCGGAGACCCCGGAGGAAAAGGCAAAACAACTGCCTATGCCTGTTACGTATCACATCCTCTGTGCTTTACCAGAGATTGAAGACGAATACGAAAGCGGGCTAGTCAAAGCCGGACAAACGCTTCATTACGAAGAAGTAATGTCGCCGGTTTTGTTTGTAGTTGCGCTCGGGCCGGATTGTTACAAAGACAAAGAACGGTTCCCCAGCGGGCCTTCATGCAAGAAAGGGGACTTTATTCTGGTTAGACCTAATACCGGAACCAGAATCAAGATTCACGGCAGAGAGTTTCGTCTAATTAACGATGATTCTGTCGAAGCAGTTGTAGAAGACCCGCGCGGCGTGTCGAGGGCTTAATCATGGATGCAGAAAAGTTTAAATTCCCGGATGAAAAACCGGCCAAGGCAGAAGAAGAAAAGCTAGAAGTATCAGTCGAAAGCGATGTCGAAGTAGAAGTAGTAGACGACACGCCGGAAGCAGATCGCAACCGTCCTCCTATGAAAGAGGCTCCAGCCGATGTTACTGACGAAGAGCTTGCCAGCTATTCTGAAAACGCCAAAAAGCGTATTCAACACTTTTCCAAGGGATATCACGAAGAACGTCGAGCCAAAGAAGCGGCTTTACGTGAACGAGAAGAAGCTCTGCGTCTTGCTCAGTCCGTTATCGAAGAGAATAAAAAGCTCCAAAGTAACCTCGGCCAAGGCCAGCAGGCTCTCTTAGAGCAGGCTAAAAAAGTTGTCGCGCAGGAAGTAGAACAGGCTAAAAGGCTTTATAAAGAAGCCTACGAGTCTGGCGATTCCGATAAATTGGTTGACGCGCAGGAAGCATTAACAAGCGCGAAAATCAAAGCTGAGCGCGTAAATAACTTTAAACCCGCTTTACAAAAACCAAAACCTGTTGTACAACCCGATCCAGAGCCAGTTGTACCGCAAGTTGACCCCAAAGTTAATGCGTGGCGAGAAGCCAATCCTTGGTTTGGGGATAACAAGCGAATGACAGCGATGGCTTTAACGATTCATCAAGAACTTGTGGATAGTGGAGTTGATACACGGAGTGACGAGTATTTTGGCCGTATTAACGCAGAAATGCGCCAAGTTTTCCCTGATGCGTTTCCCTCAGAGAAGCCGGTGAAGAAAGCATCCGTTGTAGCACCTGCCACACGTAACACTGCGCCAAGAAAGATCGTGTTAACGAGGACACAAGAAACTTTAGCCAAGCGGTTAGGACTGACGAATGAGCAGTACGCCCGTGCGGTAGCGGAAGAGATGAGGAAACAAAATGGCTGAACGTACGCCCCGAGATCAAGAAACCCGTGCTAAATACGAGCGGCCCGCGAAGTGGATGCCTCCACAGCTTTTGCCTGACCCCACCCCGGAACCCGGTTATGCTTTCCGCTGGATTCGTGTAGGTTTTATGGGCAAAGACGATGCGCGAAATGTTTCTTCCAAGCTCCGCGAAGGTTGGGAACCTGTAAAGGCTTCTGAGCATCCCGAAATCCAATTGATGGCAACCGGGGAACGCCCCCGCTTCCCAGACAGTATTGAGATTGGCGGACTCTTACTTTGCAAAACCCCAATCGAGTTCGTTGACCAACGCAATAAGTTCTATGAACAGCAGGCGGAAAGTCAAATGACCTCGGTAGACAACCACTTCATGAGCCAAAACGATCCTCGTATGCCGGTCTTTAAGGAGCGCCGGAGCGAAGTAAGGTTTGGCAGTAACGCGAAATAATTCAGGAGTCTTAAATGGCTTACCCCACGGTAGATAAGCCCTACGGGCTAAAGCCGATCAATTTGATCGGTGGGCAGGTGTTCGCCGGTTCTACGCGGATGTACAACATTACTTACGCGTACGCCACGGACATTTTCTATGGTGACTTCGTTGCGCTCGTTCGCGGCAATCTTGAGCGGATTAGCGTTTCGACCGGCACCGTTGGCACCCTTGTTGGTGTCTTTCTCGGTTGTTCGTACACCAATCCGACGACTAAACAGAAGCAGTTCTCGCAGAACTGGGTAGCTAGCACTACCGCCGGTGATTGCGTTGCTTATGTTTGCGACGACCCGGATACGGTGTTTCAAGCGGCTGTTTGCTCGGCCACAACCGTTATTGCTTCTGGCGCTCGCGCCATGATCGGTCAGAACCTTGCGTGTATCAACAACACCGGCAATTCAAATACTGGCAACTCGTTGAACGCACTGCTGGCACCGACGGACACCCCCGCAACCACGGATGCGCTTCCAATTCGTGTTCTGGGTGTTGTGCCTGAGACCGCTGTGTCGCTGGGTACTGCAACGTTTACCAGCATTTCGACCGCCACCGTTACTTGCTCGGCTCTGCCTTTTGCACTGCCCGTAGGTACGGATGTTGGTAGTCTTGCTTCAAACGGGCAGTACATCCCGTCCGGTTCGTTTGTAGATACCGCCGCCAATGCTGGTGCCACCTCGTTTGTTCTAAATCAAGCGCCTTTGGTGGCGTTTGCTGCAAGCGCAACGTTGGTGTTTACCCAGTTCCCCGAGTTGTTGGTTAAGCTCAACTTCGGTCAGCACGAGTATTACGCTGCCACCGCGACGGCCTAAAGGAGTTACTTAAATGGCTATTTCACGCGCACAACTACTGAAAGAACTCCTCCCGGGGCTTAATGCACTGTTCGGTCTGGAGTACAACCGTTACGGCGAAGAACACAAAGAGATCTACGAAACCGAGACCTCTGAGCGTTCGTTCGAAGAAGAGACCAAACTTGCTGGTTTCTCCGCCGCCCCGGTCAAGAACGAAGGTCAGGCAATTGCGTATGACAATGCGCAAGAAGCATGGACTGCACGTTATAACCACGAAACCATTGCGATGGGTTTCTCTATCACCGAAGAGGCGATGGAAGACAACCTGTATGACAGCCTCTCGGCTCGTTATACCAAAGCTCTGGCTCGTGCTATGGCGTACACCAAGCAGGTTAAAGCCGCTGCCGTTCTGAACAATGGCTTTAGCTCCGCTGTGACCTACGGCGACGGCGTTAGCCTGTTCTCGACCGCTCACCCGCTGGTCTCTGGTGGCACCAACAGCAACCGCCCATCTACCGGCGCAGACCTGAATGAAACCTCCCTTGAGGCGGCTGTCATTCAGATCGCTGCGTGGACCGATGAACGTGGTCTGCTGATCGCTGCAAAACCCCGGAAACTCATTGTTCCCCCGGCGCTCATGTTCGTTGCAACCCGTCTGCTCGAAACGGAACTCCGTGTCTCGACGGCTGATAACGACATCAACGCTATCAAGAGCAATGGTTCGATCCCGGAAGGTTATGCAGTAAACCACTTCCTGACCGATACCAACGCATGGTTCCTTACGACCGACGTTCCCAACGGACTTAAGCACTTCGTCCGTACGCCGCTCTCCACCTCCATGGATGGCGACTTCGATACCGGGAATGCTCGTTATAAGGCCCGCGAGCGCTACAGCTTCGGCGTTTCTGATCCTCTCGGCATTTTTGGGTCGCCCGGGGCATCTTAAAAATCAAGCACTTAGCTAGATTTGAGCCCCCGAAAGGGGGCTTTTTTATTGCCCATTTGACATGACGAGTAGATGGAGTTTTAAATATGTTGACACTCTCTCCGCAACCTGATACAAAGAGTCATTCCGGGGTTATCCGGGAGAACTGACTGGTCCCGGCCAGACGACATGCAGACAGTCTCCCTAGCTCGCATGTGAGGATTAGATGGCTAACACTTCTTTTTCCGGCCCGGTACGTTCGCAGAATGGTTTTGAGACCATCTCTGTCAATTCTTCTACCGGTGCTGTTACCACCACTGCTACGCTTGGCGCTGCTTCTAGCGTGACTAGCGTTACTATTTCCAGCTTCTTGGCTCTTACCCCGATTCTTACCGCTGCGCTGCCTACCGCAGCTGCCAGCAACGCAGGGCAGGTTCGTTTGATCAGTGACAATGGCGCTGGTAATAACGAGTACTGCTTGGTTATCAGCACCGGATCTGCGTGGGTGACGGCTGTTGGCGCGGCGTTGACCTAATAGGAGTCCGTCATGCAATATGACGTATGGGCAGTAACGCCTGCGACGGACGATGCCTATTATCGGGCGAATGCGTCTATTGCGGGCGCAGGGGTTTTGCCTCTGCTAGCTAATACCGCCGGGCCTAACGGGTACGGGTATAAGGTCATTATCACCTCGGCTGGTAATGATTCTGGTATTACGTTTACGATCACTGGAATTAAGGTTGGTGATCTGTCTAATACCGTTGTAACTGAAGTTGTTACCGGGCCTAACGCTACCACTGCAACCTCTACGAACTACTACGCTCGTGTTGAGTCAATCACGGCTAGCGGGGCGTCGGCGGGTAACGTCAAGATCGGCACGACGGGCAGTCTTGCTCTCCCCCGGACCCGTATCAAAGGTTTGTACTTTGTTGGAACCGGCACCGCAGGTTCTATTAAGTTCAACACCAATGATCTTGCTAGCGCCTTACGGCTTCAGGTAAATACTCCTGCGTCAGCCATTGCGGTTAATAGCCTGTATATGGCAGCAGAGGGTATCTTGACGACGCTGGGGTCTAACCAAGACTACTGTGTGGTGACGTTGACCAACGTTACGTTCTGCACAATCATCTGCGGGTAAGCATGAAGACGCCAGCGTGGCAGCGATCAGAAGGCAAAAGTCCCTCTGGTGGTTTGAATGCCAAAGGACGCGCCAGCTACAACAAGGCCAATCCCGGGAAACCGGGGTTGAAGCCTCCGCAGCCAGAAGGCGGTTCAAGGAAGAAATCATTCTGTGCCCGGATGACGGGGATGAAGAAGAAGCTGACTTCCGCGAAGACCGCAAATGACCCTAATAGTCGGATCAATAAAAGTCTGAGAACATGGAAGTGCTGAGATGAACGCACAAGAAATCAAAACCGCTGCTGATGGCGCTGCCGTTGTTGTGGGCGTTGCTGGTTTTATGCAATGGTTTCCGCCTATTGTTGGTTTGATTGGCGGGGTGTTAACCGTAGTATGGTTTGCAATCCGAATCTGGGAAACCGACACAGTAAAAGGTTTTACTGGGAGGGCAAATGCCAAGCAAGACCAAAGCTCAGCACAACCTGATGGCGATGGTCGCCAATGACCCCGCAGCTTCTAAACGCCTTGGCATCCCACAAAAGGTTGGCAAGGAATTCATGCAGGCCGATAAAGGCCGTAAATTCAACCAAGGTGGCGAAATGAAAGAATCGAAAGCTATGATGGGTAAAGAAGTGGCCTTCATGAAAAAGAAGGGCGCTCCCAAGTCTATGATCAAGCATGAGATGGCTGAGATGGGCATGAAGAAAGGCGGTTACGCTTCTGGCGGTATGCCAATGGTTATGAAAGACGGGAAAAAAGTTCCCGCTTTTGCGGCCGATGGCGAAGGCAAGATGAAGGCGGGCGGCATGGCTAAGAAGATGATGGGCGGCGGCATGACCTACAAATCCGGCGGTCTTGCACCGGGGCACAAAGCTGCTGACGGTATTGCCAAGAAAGGCAAGACCAAAGCTATGCAGGTCCGCATGATGGGCGGCGGGAAGTGCTGACATGGCAACGTATCGCAAACCTACCGAAAAAGAGCGGGCTAAGTTAGAACAGTCCCGTGAGATGATGAAGAAAGGTATTTCTGGCGAGCAAGACTTTTTGTCCCGCCTGATGCCGACGATGGCTAAATCTGCCCGGGATGATATCCGTGCAGCTAAAGCTATGCGTGAGTCTGTGCCTGAAGCCGCCCGAGAGTACGAGGCTTATCAAGAAGCCGGATACGCCAAAGGCGGTTCTGTTGGTTCCGCATCTAAGCGGGCAGATGGCTGTGCTCAGCGGGGCAAGACTAAAGGAAGGATGATCTAGGAGATCGTCATGATCAGTTCACGCGGCATGGGCGCAATTATGCCCAGTAAGATGCCTAAGCCTAAGCGAAAGCAGCGGCGGGATGATACTGCTTTCTACGAGTATGCAGAAGGCGGTAAAGTCAGCCGCGTGAACGAAGCTGGCAACTACACTAAGCCCGGGATGCGTAAAGCCTTGTTCAACAAGATTAAGGCGCAAGCGGTTCAGGGTACAGGTGCAGGAGAATGGTCGGGCCGTAAGGCCCAGCTTCTTGCTAAGCAATACAAGGCTAAGGGCGGTGGTTATCGTGACTAACAAGAAGCCTTTTGATCCAGAAGGCGACGATTATGATTACGAAACCGCCCGGGCTAACAAAATGCAGCCCAGCAAAGAAGACGATCATTGGGGTTCGGTTGCACCGGCTAGTGAGCCTGATCGTTTAAAGCACAATCTTCCTGAAGGCGCGTATGTCATTTTAAAAGGCGCTCAACACCCAACGTTTGATAAAGCTGTTGAGGCTGAAAAACAGCGCGGTGCAAAGGTAGAGAAACGCGGTAACCGGTATTATTCGATTTACAGTCATGGCGGTAAAGTGCATCGCGGTGACGGTATAGCGCAGCGCGGCAAAACTCGCGGCAGAATGGTGTAATGAAAGCTCCGCAGAAATCGCTCAAGGACTGGACAGCCCAGAAATGGTCTACCAAGTCCGGTAAGCCGTCATCTAAGACGGGTGAGCGGTATCTCCCAGAGGCTGCTATTAAGTCTCTTAGCCCGCAAGAGTACGCAGCAACTACGAAGGCCAAGCGAGCAGGCAAGGCAAAAGGTAAACAGTTTGTAGCCCAGCCTAAAAAGATAGCTGAAAAGACAGCGAGATTTAGATGACCACCTCCGGCACCACGCTATTCAACTTAGAATTTTCGGAAATTGCCGAGGAGGCGTGGGAGAGGGCTGGCCGGGAAATGCGGTCAGGTTATGACTTGCGTACAGCCCGCAGGTCTATGAACCTAATGACGATAGAGTGGCAGAACCGTGGTATCAACATGTGGACCTTCAACCAAGGTGCCATTACGTTGACTCCCGGTCTCAATACGTACGCCCTTCCTTTAGACACCATTGACCTGTTAGAGCAAGTTATCCGGACGGGAGCTAACTCCTCGTCCACACAGGCTGACTTAAATATCACGCGGATTAGCGTATCTACGTACGCTACGATCCCTAATAAGTTACAGCAAGCTAGGCCTATTCAGGTTTGGATTCAGAGACTTTCAGGATCTGTAAGCCCCACCGGGGCTACGTTGTCGGGATCTATTAACTCTTCCACGACGACGATTACATTAAGCTCTACTGCCGGTCTGCCGTATGCTGGATTTATTAGGATTGATAGCGAAGATATCGCTTACGGATACCTAGACGGGAATACGCTAGGCAACGTATTTAGAGCGCAGAACGGAACAACTGCCGCGTCTCACTCTGGTGGGGCGGCTGTGTATAACCCGAATCTGCCTGCTATCACTGTCTGGCCCACGCCGGATAACACGCAGACGTACCAATTCGTGTATTGGTATCTGAGGCGCGTACAGGACGCCGGAGCAGGTTTGCAGACGGCAGATATGAACTTTAGGTTCTTACCTTGCTTAGTAGCAGGGCTTGCATATCACATTGCAATGAAAGTGCCTGAGCTTATGAACCGTGTACCTATGTTGAAAGAGGTATACGAAGAACAGTTTAATATCGCAGCCGGGGAAGACAGGGAGAAAGCTGCCGTACGTTTCGTTCCGAGGCAGATGTTTATCGGCGGTGCTAGCTCGTAATCATGGGTAATAGATTTGCCAGCGGCAAAAAAG